CAACATAGAAACAAATGTTTCATCAGCTTTTAATTTCTTAAATGCTTTCCATCCAGCTTCCTTAGCTTTCTTGTTTGGATAGACATTCCAGAATTTCAAAAAATGCTCGTTATATTGTTCTTTTAAAGATGAAGATGAAGATGAAGATGAAGGGGTTGGATTTTGCTTAACCTCTTGGATAACCTTAAGGTTAACCTTATCAACCTTCATTAGTGCAGGATTCCCACCAAGTTTTCCACCTAACGCTCTGATTTGTCTAAGGTTTTCATCCCGGATCATCCTACGGCTACAAATAGCCCCATCGTCAGCAATGTCATACACTCCTGCATGATGTAGCTCTTTAAGCCAACCTTCGACAACCTCTAAGGTTTCCCCAACCATACGGGCAAGGTTTACTGGATGGATAACCTTATCCCCAACCTTTAAGTGTCCGTAAGGATTACCTTCGTGCATGAAACAGATCATGTCTATCCATAGACCTCTAGCTCCCGTTGAGCATGACCTTAGTGCCGTATCCCTCAGCCAATCGGAAGGATAGAACTGGAAGGATGGACGTTTAGGCATTTGGAGGCTCCTGCACCATTCCATCAGCCCATGCAAACTGCACCATTCCATCAGCCCATGCAAACGTCATTTCCTCATGGTGTGAGTTAATTAACGCTTGCAACTCCCAAGCCATTGCTGGAGTCAATACAACTCTAACTTCTTTGCCAAACTCATAACTGTCTTGCTTAATGACAATGCATCCATCAAGGTTGATATAAAACTCACATCCTTGGCTGCCTTGAAATTTCACCATAGCTTTTTCCAATAAAAAAAGCCCTAGGTGAGACTCTCACCGCATAACGGTGTTGGAGGACTGGTGAGTACCAGCAGAGTCCCATCTAAGGCTTACTCAAAACACGCCTCCAAGCGTGTACTACTGCAATTACTATACTTTAACTCCCCTAAGCTGGCAAGTCCTGCAAACATTAGCATTTTGAAACTGAATATTGCTCCTAGACCTACGGCATCCGGGGCAAACCTGCATACCAAAGTAGTTAGTTTTTTTCGGCAAGTTTGCTGGTACAGGTGTAGAAGGTTCGGTTTTCAATGACTTGTCCTCGTGGTGAAACTTTAGGCAAAAATGTCTTTAATTCTTTAAATGTCGGCTTGTACTGTGGTGGAACAATGTCCATCACCCTAGCCATTTTCTCTGTTTGCCCAATCGGGAAGTATACATTACCTATCTGCCGAAGTTTCGAGTAATTAACTAAAGTCTGTAATTCTGACCTCAGTTCGTAGGTTCTGCTGCATCCAAATAGGCCAAAGTTCGTTAATAAGGAATCAGCAGTCATCCCGCCATATTTATGGAACACCTCTAGGATTTTCTCTCTACGAGTCATAGCTTATGCCCCCTTATCTGACGGCACTTCTCCCGATCCTGCTGGCTAAAGTCTGGGCTAATCTCCGCAAAAGCACAGTGAGACTGCCTAAACCCACGCTCCTGGGCCTTGATAGCCCAATAAATAGACAAAGCACCGCAAGTAAATACAAATGCCAAAATAGCAATTTCAGCAACTTTCATAACTTTCTCCTTTAGTTGTGCTGCCGAAATATAGTGGGGCTATCCCATTGTTCTGTCAATAGTATTTTTAAATAGGAATATTCCTAGCAATTAAAATTATTCATTGACACAACTATTGCAATACTGCATTATCTCTCTACCGCAACAGCGGATTACTAGGAGATTAATATGAATATTTATCAATTGCAGGAATACTTGGTTACAGAGATTACAACAGGTCACCCACAGGAACTCGTCAACAATCTAGACGAGGAAGATACCAAAGAAGCCCTGTGTGCAATGATGTTGATCTGGGCAGGAAACCGCAATAACCCGACAAAATTATCTAGCGAAATCAGCCGGTTTGTGGGCCAGCTAGTAGAGCAGACAAGTAAAGATATGCCGCACGATGACGTAGTGCTGACCGCAGAAGATATGCGCGACTGGCATGAGGATAACGTTTATCAAGCTCGTAAGGAAGGTTGCTTATGAATGACTCAATCATCGCAGACGTTCGCACAACAGCCTATAAAGATGGCATTGCAGAAGGTTTGGAAATAGCCCGACAGATGCTTTGCAAGACGCTAGGCAAAGACATTGACAGTTACGGCAAAGCACTAGCTCACGTTGATAAACTTATCTGGGAGAAAGAACGTTATGAAAAAGCTACTTTCGACGAATGACTGGTTTGCTAGACATATCGGTTTCACCAGTGTAATAATAATGTTCCTTTACATCTTGGCCTGTTCAATATGAGTAAATCAATCTTAGATCCTTCATTCAAATATGTTCCTGCTGCTAGTACAAACATTGCTAAAACGTTTGCAAAGATTCGTAAGGATCAGCAAGCTAAGACTAAGCCGCTACCGCCTGTTCAGGAAGTTCGGCAATTCAATATTATGCAGTATAAAAAATTCAAGGGATAAATAATGTCTGAATATCAAGTTTACGCAAAGCTGCAAAAAGCTAGGATGATGTTACAAGCAGCGCCAATAAAGAAGTCAGGACACAATAAGTTTGCCGGTTACCAGTATTTTGAGCTTGGAGACTTTCTTCCAACCATTAACGGGATATTTAGTGAACTCGGACTCTGCTCAGTCATCAGCTTTGATAAAGAGTTGGCTACTCTACGCATTATCGATACTGATAACGGTGGGAGCATTACATTTACTAGCCCGATGGCTGATGCTCACCTGAAAGGCTGTCACCCTATACAAAATATGGGCGCTGTTCAGACTTACTCTCGGAGGTACTTGTACGTAAGTGCGCTAGAGGTTGTCGAGCATGATGCCTTGGACGCTACTACAGGTTCAGAGTCTCCTAAGTCAGCAAAGCCTATTACTAAAGACGTATTCGATAGCATGACCGCTGAGGAGCAGGAATCTATCCGTAGTATCGGGGTACAGGTTATCTCCCTGCTGGCTATGGACGATGTAGAAGGCGCTGTTCAGTATATTGAACAATGTGAGTTAGACGCAGATTCTAAAACAGCCCTATGGAGTCTGTTAGATAGTAAACAACGGGCAGCAATTAAAAAATACACTACAAGGTAAAAATATGAGCTTTGACAATACTAATCGCGGGATCCTCTCTAGGAACCAGAATAAGACAGCGGATAACCATCCTGAATACTCTGGTTCACTCAATGTTGATGGCATAGATTACTGGCTCTCAGCATGGGTTAAAGAGTCCAGCAAGGACGGAAAGAAGTTCTTTAGCCTGTCGGTTAAGCCTAAAGATTCTGCAAAGCCAAAAGCTAAACCAATGCCGGAAGACGATCCTAACGATCCTATTCCATTTTGATCTACGGAGAGAAAGCAAGCTGGCGGGGACTTTGGTCGGTTCATCCTAAATCTTGTGAGTATCTCCACCCTTTACGGGCGAAAGCGGATGCTGCCAATCCGATAAACGTGGTGTTCATCAGGCGGTGTAGCGAGTAGCCCACCTAACACGCCTAGCCGGTTGTGGCGGGTAACTCCGGCAGCAGGGGCTGAGTCTCCTTCGAGTCTCCAAGTTCAGTGACCCTGCACCAAGACGCATGAGGATTCGAGCATTAACTTGCTCATCGGAATATAGAAACCGAGGGGAGTCCTCAGTCGTGTTGGTGGCAGTGAACAATCGGCAGTGGCATATCGCACACGGATATAGGGAATAGCTGTCACCAACAATCTTAACTACAGGAGATTTATGAAACTGCTCGACGAATTACAAAGCCGGTTTGAGATTAAGAATGACCGTCAACTGGCTGCAAAACTAAACGTATCGACTCCAGTGATGAGCCGTATTCGTAACGGTAAATCCAAGGTATCAGCCGATATTATTATCCGTGTTCATAAAGTATTCGGTCTGCCGATCCTTGAGATTGAGGAACTGTCTCAATGACTTGGGCAATTACGGAGCTAGACGTTATCCGATGGGCAGAAGCACGAGGAATCATTGAGAACTCGGATTCCAAGACTCAGCTACTCAAAGCAGTCTCAGAAATGGGAGAATTAGCCGATGCTATTATTAAACGGGATAGACCTGCTATTGTTGATGGCCTTGGTGATGTGCTTGTGTGTCTTATTGTTGTGGGGGCTTTAGAGGACGTAGATCTAACCCGTTGCCTAGAATCGGCCTATAACGAGATTAAAGACCGTAAAGGCTACCTTAATAAGAACGGAGTATTTGTTAAAGATGGATCAAGTTAATCATCCAGCACACTATACCGATGGTGGTATTGAAACCATTGACTTCATTGAAGCCAAGAACCTAGACTTTCATCTAGGCAATGCCGTTAAATACATCTCTAGGGCAGGGAAGAAAGAAGATAAGCTAAAAGACCTGCTAAAAGCCCAGTGGTACATTAACCGGGCTATTAGTCGGATTACACCTTAATCAACTGACCCCTAAACACCACATGGTCATCATCCCAGACCTGACATAGCTCAGGCGGTAGCAGTTTTCCGTCCACAAAGGTTAGAACCGCAAAGCCTGATCTATGATTCTTAGGATTGTCCTCAGAATACTCAAACTGGTCACCATGCACATCAGCCAGTGAGCCTGTATCTACCCCATATCTATCGCCTCGGTAATCGCTCCACGGGGTTACTTTCAGGGAATGTAGGTGTCCGGTAACGATACTAATACCGGCCTTCATTGTGTTATTGTAAACAGCATGGATGCCATTATGATAACGGTGCTTAATCATCGTAGACTCGTTGACCATAATGCTTGTGGAGAACTTCCATCTAGGGAAATGGTCAGTCAGGTTCATGCCTTCTACGCCTCGCCAAGTATCCCCTACCTGAGCCGCTAAACGGGCGTTAAAGCGCATATCGTGGTTACCCCATGTCCAGTGCAGGGCAGCGCCTTTTGCGGCCTTCTCGACCTCCTCTAGACGCTCCTGACAGGCTTCTAGCTCCTGTTTTACAGTAGGGATAACGCCCCATCCTGATACCGGATGCCGGGAGATACTAGCCCCGTCAAATACATCCCCATTCATAACGACCATCCGAGGCTTTAAATCTTTGATGATCTTTACAAATGCACGATGTGCTGTGCTAACAACTCCGGGCCAGTAGTGGCAGTCAGACCCGACAACAATAATTCCGTTACCTAGCTCTACGTTGATCCTGACATTATTCTCTGGATACGTTACCTTGAAATCAGGGCTATTTTTAGCTACTCCAGCAAGGACAATCCCATACTTTTTTTCGATATTCCTGCGCCTAGCGTGTGTGTTTCTTTCATGAATACCTAATATTTTTGAAACTTTTGTTACTGATCCGTGTTTATTCCACAGACCTATAAATTCTTGGTCTGTGCAAGCTGATTTGGTCATGATCCCCTCTAGTTAGAAAATCGATGAAATTCTCCGCACCAATCATCCCTACCAACGACAGGAAAGGTGCTTTCATAGTTATCATCACCAACGCTAACTAATGTCGGAGGATAACGTCTGCAATAGCCTAATTCTTCTTTTGGCTCACCCTCGAAGAATGAGCAAGATTGACACGCTGGCATCCAATCTTCTTTTTTAGGCATTATGATTTATTACCGCTAAATTCAGGCTCAACATCCAATAACTTAAAAGACGCTGCTGGCCATGTACGGTTCTCACCGTTCTCAAATACTGCCAGAATCGCATTACCTCTGCGTGTCCAGCAAAACCGGATATAAGCCTCTTTACCAAAGGCATAACCATCATTTAGGCCAATCGGAGCGCAATACTGATCCCTAGTGGTAATTACCGTCCAGCCACCAGCATTATTCTCAAAACCCGCTGCTTCTTGTGCAAAACTATAACAACTAATTAGCGATAAGACAACAGCGAGTTTCTTCATGTTAGCCTCCTAAATAAAGGGCTTTTTCATCGTTTCGCCTCTTTACAAGGCCTGGTAATACCTTACCCCCACCTCTTGTGTACTTTGAGAACTCAGCAGCAGCACCTTGGTAATCGCCTCGGTTATGCTTCTGTCTTAGAGTGCTTCTCTGCAAAGCCCCTAGACCTACATTAAAGGAAAAGCTGACCAGCGCGTCCAACTGCCCTTGATTAGTAATAACAGGACAAAAACGGGATACGCCTCGTACAAACCGAGCAAGATCGGCCTTAAGAATCTCATCGATTTCCTCTTTGGAAAAGATACGGAAATGCTCAATCTTTAGTGGATATTTCATCCGGTCAGCCATGTTCAACTTACCCTGTTCAGGATACAGAACATGACCGACACCAATAGTCCACAAGGCAGCAGGACAGCGGTAAGGCTTATTCCTTACCCCTTCATGATGCTTAATCATTTTTAATGCTTTATCGCTAATCATTTGCCAAAAGCCCGACCGCCAAAGTGGAACGCTATGATTGAGGCAAATAGTGCCTGAGTCTCATCATCCCAGAGCTGTTTAGACATTTCATCAAAGGAAACACCGGCCTCAAAGCCCTTGTAAGCCAGAGTAGCGTCAATAGCGCACAAAAGGCCAAAGAAGCCATAAGTAATCACAGGACGTACAGAAGCCCTGAGATTCTTCATCCACTGGCTAGTGCCTTCATTTAGGCTCATATCGTGGGCATAGATAGCTTGCATCTCAGCCTGTTGAGCGCCAATCAAAGCCATACGCTCGTCAGCAGCAGACTGAACCTTTATCTCATCTAGCCTTATTTCCTCAACCTTTTGTTGTGCAGCATAGCCTTCCTTAGCTAAGGCTAGTTCACGCTCAATTTGGAATCTAGCCATCTCAAGCTCGTGTTTCTTGTCAGACTTATCCTGAAAGAAATCCAACAACTTGGGCAAGCCACCCATCAAAAACGACATAAAAGTTGAAAAGACTGTAAGCATTAACTACCCCCTAACGTAAACATCCAAACAATACCGACTATTATCGCAATGGAAACTATCCCACCAATCACCATAGCAATTACATCTTGAATAAGTTGGGCCTTCTTGGCCTTTTCTCGTCTAGCAGCCATTTCCAAAGCCTTGAGATGCAACTTATGATCTATTTCCCTCTGTCTACGGTCAGCTCTTATCTTCTCTAACCGCCCCATAAACTCATCGTATAGACCGGGTTCCTGAAACTGGTAAATAAACATCTCTTTCAGGTCTTTATAGAACTGCTTTAGCTGGCGCTCAGCGACCATCATCTCAATGACTATCTCGTAGTCACTGCGGCTGTCTTCTTGATTTTCTGGAGGATTTTCTTGGAGTTCTTTAGCGTGAGCTATACCTTCTTCTGCTTTACCGGCAGACGAAAAAAAACTGGTAAGCGCCCCTAATGACTCATGAGCAGACTTACCAGCTTCAGCACACTCTCTAATCTCGTCAAATGCCTCTTTAGCGACATCAAAAGCAGCTTTAGCCCCTTTGATGACCATCAGGGCTGTAGCCACTTCTATCATTTTGGCAATGTTCCGTTACCAGCCATCCAGAACATTAGACCCAATGCTCCAGCACCTACAATCCAAAATACTTTCTTAACCACGGAACGACCAACTTCTTCATAAATCTTCTTAAAAGCCACCTCTGCCGCACGTTCTGCAATGGCTTCTATTTGCTCATCAGTAAGAGGCAGCTTTTCCATGATTAGCTCTTCATAATGTATGCAAGCGCATAGTAAGGAGGCAGGTTAGCGTTAGTGCCAGAAGAACCAGTAGTGCTGTTAGACACAGTAACGCCTGTAGTATTGCTTGCCAATCCATTTCCAAATCCACCAATAGTGCCAGCAGCGTATCTGCCGCCTCCAGACTGTGCAACAATAAAATCAAAGTTATTGTTTGCAACGTGAGTATGCCCAGGATCAGTAACGGTAGCTGTGTGCGTATGACTAACAACAATCGCATTTTTAGAGCCGCCAGTCGGAGTGGGAGATCCTGTAACTGTAGTCTTTGCAACTCCAGCATCATCAGAATGAGCGCCAATAATAAATTGATTGCGTAAGTCTGGAGTTCCGTTAGAGCCATTACACAGCAACCAGCCACTAGGAATCGTGGCAACAGTGCCTGACCACATTACGATAACACCAGTCGGAATAATGTCTCGCACAAAGGCAGTAGTAGCGAAGTTAGTGCTATCGTCAGATACAGATGGAGTCGATCCAGTAGCAGTACCAGTAACCGTCAGATTTCCGCCAACGGAAAAGTTATCGCCATCAGTACCTGATTGCTGGTCTTTAAGCTGCGCCATCAACTCACGGATAGCGTTATTAATGCCCGATGGAGCGCAGCCCTCTGCAATGTTAATACCGGCAATATCGGTATTATTTGCTGGTGTAGAGCTAAACTCGCTGATCTTGTTCTTTGCCATGATTAATCCTTACTGACCCAATAATCCTGTAAATGTGCCTGTTGCAGCGGAAGCAGGAATTAATGCCGTTGGTGGCCTTGTCTGCCGTTTTTTAAGTTCTGCAAGGATTGCTGCTTGTTCTACAGGATCAGTCGTAAACAAGCGTTTTTGCAGCTCGGCAGCAGTCTCCGAACTAATGCCACGAGTTCTAGCAGCGCCTTGACGGAGCAAATCCATTGCAACACCGCCAACACCACCAGTTGCGTATGATTGAGCCAGACTAGCAGCCTTCCCAGAAGACTCACTAATAGCAAGTCGCTCACCAGTCTGCGACCCACCCATCAATCGTTTAGCGGTATCAGATTGCTTACCAAGAGCATCAACGTATTGAACAAATTCCTTATACTTATCTTGATCCGTAAACGCATAACGCATCAATGATTTCTGCTTATCACTCTTAAATATCTGACGAGTAAAGTCACCGCCTTTAAAGTTATCAAGTCTAGAATTAACATCAGCCATCATTCCAAGACGGAAAGCCTCTTTCTCAGAGTCATTCATCTTTTTAAGGTTATTCAGTGCTTCTGTATATTCTAGCTTTTGGTATTTTTGACCACTCTCAAAAGCAGACTTAATTCGTTCATTGTCAGCAAACTCTTGATTTGCTTTAGCATAAGCAGGATTCTTTTCTTTTATAAGATTATTGAATTCTCTACGGACATTAGAAACATCTCTTCCATAAGAACTAACTTTGCCAGTTATTTTGTCAGTGTTTGACTCAACAACACGATCAAGACCAATCTTTATTTGATGCAATATATTGGTTGGCACAAACTGAGCATTACGAATCTGCTCTAAATCTGGCAACGGTTGACCGTATACTCCTGCCCTACGCTGCGCCTCTTGATAAGCCTCAGCAAATACAGGGCGATCAACGTATTTACGGAAATCTCTTGCATCAACAGCAATGTTATACGCTTTAGGGTATTTAGCCGCAGCAGCCTTTTGCTGGTTTTCAGCCAAGAAAGTCAGATACTCATATCCATTAATGTTTTTACCGAGGCCAGCACGGTCAACCAATCCCTTTACAATGTTATCTGGTTGGTCAATAAGCCTAGATTCCAAGAACCTAGCAGTAGCAGCCTTTTCTGTTGATGGAATGACATAAGACGAATATGCCAAGTCTTGCAAACCTTTGCTAATATCTGCAAGAACGGGTTGAGGAACCCCAATCCGCTGCATTTCAGATAAAACAGCTTGTGCCTCAACATCAGTAATTTTGTCTTTTCGCAAAGTATCTGCGATTAATTTTGATGCAGCAGTTGGTTGGTCTCCAATGCCAGATGCAACTAATATATTCTTAATAACACCTGTGGAATAACGCAAACCTGCTGGCAAAGCACCGCCCAAAACAGCGCCAATAGTGCCAGTTACACCAGCTTGCATACCAATATCACGCTCAGCAGTACCAGCACCAGTTAAAGCGCCTGTAACGCCACCAACAGCAGCGCCCCTACCAACTTGCCCTAATACTGTTGTTCCTGTAATAGCCTCTTGTGCAGCAGGAGCCATCCTTCCCAAAGCCTTAAATCCAGCAAAGGGGGCAGCTAAAGCACCACCAACCTCGGTAACTCCGCTTGTAATTGGGTAATCGTATCCAAATTGCTTTTGCTGCTGTCTTAGCTGATTACGCAAGGATTCGTATTGTGGGCCACTAACTGCCCCAGTTCTAAGCGCAGCTTCAAGCTCATCAGCAAAACCAAATGTAGCCCCTTGAGCAGCAGAACGAGCAGCCTCAGCAGCGCCAATGTACGGGGCTTTAGGCATCATTACTGAGCCAGATGCCTCTACAGGTTCTTCAACTATTTGATCTTTTTCCCAAGGATTAGCCATTATTTTCCCTTAACCCTTCTTATTCCTTTGGAATCAACATAAGTTTGACCCGGCTTAACATTTGCATAATCAGCATTTGTAAATACATAAGGCTCAAATTGAGGAACTTCTAGATTAATTTCTGGGTCACCAGCTTTTGCATTTGTTCGTCTACGAACGATAGATTTTTGATAATCTTGCGCCCGACGAGCATTTAAATCACGAAGCGTTTGAATAGCTTTCCCAGCATCGGCAGCAGATTCAGCACCTTGCAATTCCTTGGCTGCTCTAACTGCATCGCCCTCTGTCTGAGTTCCCTGATTCAATCTCAAAGACTCATTTACAAGGGTAGTCTTAAATCGCTCAAATTCATTTCTTGCAATAACGTCAGGATCATTGGAACCTGCTGCACTCATAGCAGCTAATCCTATTTTAGTTCCAACACCAAATTTAATTGTTCCTTTTGCAATACTACTTAAGTATCTTTGAGAATCATTAGCAAGATTAATCGCTGCCTGACCTGCATCGAAATCTTCTTCTTCAGCCTTCTGCAACGTTGCTGGCATTGGCTTAGTAGATACCTTAGCAACATAATCAACAGGTTTACCAGTTGCCGCATCTAAAACTGGCATACCGGGCTTTGTTGGCAAGAATACAAGTCTTCCTTCTCCATCAACGATTGGCTGACTTGAATACATTGTTTTGCCTTCGCCTTGAGGCTTACGAGCAAGAACTTTCCAGCTTTGAGTTGCAGGATCATATTGACGAGTTGTACCGTCATTAAAATCACGAACTTCAGGAGCCTTAGCACCAGTTCCCTCAACTGGCTTAACTTCTCCGGTTGATGTTTGCTGATATATAACTCCAGAAGGCAATCCCAATGCTTGAGCCTCACTAGAAGATAGAACTTTTCCAGTTGGCTTTTTTTCTTCTGGAGCTGTAAATATAGGCTGACCTGTTTCAAGATCAACAAGAACATTTCCTATAGCAGCAGTATTCTTTTTCTTATCAGATGGAACTTGATAAATAACTTTACCAGTTGGGTCAACAAGAGCCTGACCAGCACTTAGAGCAGTTGGTTTCTTAGCAAGCGCTTCACGTTCAGCAACCAATCTAAACGCACCTGCTGGATTAGCATCAAACTCGTCTGCAAGATCTGGATACTTTGCTTTCATGGCTTGAACACCAGCCATTTGCCTACCTTGCAGCAATAATTGTTGCTGTGCAGCAATATTCTTCAGGCTTTGGTCAAATGCACCACCACCAGCAGCCATACCGCCAGACAATGCAGCCAGAATGTTCTCAGCAGCAGATCGACGAGGCCCGATACGGCTCATGCCCTGAGCTAGCGCCAAACCAGCACCAAGCAAACCCTGAATATTGGCTCGTGATTGCGTTTGTTGTAGTTGTTCAGGAGTAATCAGTCCAGCGCCAAGTAGACCTTGATAGCTAACTGGTGCTTGACCAAAGATGTTAGGGATGTAATCTGTAATAGCCATATTTCACCTAAATAAGCGAAACTTGCGGAACATTAGCCTGGAATCTCTGCGCTTGCTGTGGAATAGGACTACCACGCATCAGGTTAGGGTTTGCTTGAGGACGAGGAGGCGTTTGCAAGGCATTTTGAGCGCCCATCAGCGTCATTTGCGTAAGAACAGGGTTCTCGCCAGTAAACGATTGAAATGCCTTTGGAATCTCAGACACCGTCTGCATAAATGTTGGAGAAGCCGCAGGAGTAGCAGCAGTTACAATTCCTTGGGCCAATGGAGTGCCAGAAGTCGGAACTGCCGACATACCAGTTACAGGGAAATAAGCAGATCCACCGCCAGCAACACCACTACCTGCAACTGGCATATATGCAGAACTACCAGCACCAGCTAGAGCGCTAGTTCCAGCAGGAGCAGCCAATTTAGATCCTGCCAAGGTCTGAGCGCCACCTAATACACTCCCGCCAATGCCGCCTAAAGCACCGCCAAGCAAAGCGCCTTGCAACGGATTTCTTCTATTTGCGACAGCTCCAATAGCAGAGCCAATAAGTATCGGAGCAGCAGCAGCACCCATTATTTACCCCCTTGTGGAGTAGCTGTAGTCTTAGTCTCCAGAGGAGCGCCATAAAAGACATTAGAAGCCTCTTGCAGTCTTCGCATCGGCAGTTCTTGTGCAGCCAAACGTCCTTGAATATCTTGAAGTCTGTAACCTTCTTCAGCCTGACCTGCTTGCAGGAGTCGCTGAATATCAGCATAGTCAGCAGCCGCCATCGTAGGAGCAGCCTGAGCAGCCTCCATTTGACGGGCACGTTCAGCCTCAGCAGATTGGAAAGCCAGTTGACCACCCTGTTCAGTCATAGCACGGGCAAATACGTCTTGAGCGCGTCCCTCTTGTTCAGCCATAGCTCCAGAACCATAACGGCCCATCGAGGAAGCACGAGACTGTAAGCCCTGTACGCCCTCTGTAAACTGCTCACGAGCCAGACGGTTAGACTGCTCCAAAGCACCCGCTAGGAATGGATTAACGCCTCGTCCTTGGATCGTAGCTAGTTGCTCTGCTTGTGCAGCACTCAAGAGAGGAGAACCAGCCTGAGCGCGTTCCGCTGCTCTTTGAATAGCCTGTCGAGAGAATGCCGATTGCTCAGGAGCCAAGGTAGCAGGAGCCTCTGGCATCCCTTGATAAAGCCGTTGAGCCTCACCCAGAGAGTAAGTAATGTACGGCTTAAACTCCGGGCTTATCTCTGTCTTTGTTTGTTCAGTTCCGCCACCACCACCCATATCACACCTCGCATATCCATTTTCGAGGCCGGAATCCATAAGCCTTAGCCCTACGATTCCAGCCCGGTCTATGACTAGCAAATGTCAAATATTTAACGTTTGCCTCTCTAGCCATATTTTTTATAAATTGTAAACCTTTTTGCACCACTTGATAATCATTTTCTAACGTCCATGCCGCCCAAATGTGCAATTCCTCGCCCATTGGTTGCAAAATAAAGAAGCCATAAAAATGGTTATTCTCTAGTATTACCCACAGCATCGCCTTCTGGTTCCAGCAATCTGTGTATACGTCTTCAGGTATCCAATTCTCAGGGCTTCTGCCCTTGATCTTGTCCAAACCAGCCCGGATACTAGGCCACCATTTGCGGAGATCATCCACAGGAATATGTTTAAATTCTGTCATCCCACAATTATATAACCGTAGGTCTTATTCGCCGTACTATTAGCCCAATGAGATATAGTTGCTTGTCCTTGTTGCTGGCTTGAAACATACAGGTTCGTTGTCGCAGCAGGAGCCACATAGCTCATCGTTACAATGGCAGACGGAATTGATGGTCTTGTCGGGCTTGTACTCGTGTCAAAATGCTCAAGCGAAACACCAATATTAGTCGTTCTCCATATAATCTCAACATAATCACCAGCGTTCATTTCCAGAAAGAAATTCATCGCGGCAATTAAGTGAGATGGATCGCCAGTGCTTTTCCTAGCTGGCATATGAAACCGGCTATTAGATCCAGCAACATTAGTACCGTTCTTACGGAACCAAACGTCTATATCCTGACCATCGTTCGTGGTGTTCTTAAATTGCAAACTAAACTGTATGTTATATATACCGTAGTTTCTGACATTTAGCCGAGAACTGTTGGATAGGTATATTCCGTTACTGTAATCTGTTGTGTTATAGGTAATAGCATAGGCTGTTGTGGTATTGGCGGCAGTCTGGTCTGTAGTGTCCTGAAACGCTCCATAAGGCGCTGAATCTTCTTCTGCCTCATCAGATACCGGAACAAAGAAAATCAGGCTGTCGTAGCCTATACGCTCGTCAAATAGGGTAGTTGTGGTGGCATTGCCGGTTGCTAAAGTAATTTCGCCAGTATTGTTGGTTTTTCCGTCCATAATCCCACGGACAACCTCAGCAACAGATCGCTGATCTCCTCCAAATGGCGGTAATGTGCGAAATTGCCTCATCGATCACCCTGTTTCACAACAGTAAGCTCTAAACCAAAGGCTGTTTCCCAATTAGCACCAGTAGGAGTTAGTCTAAGCCTGTGATATTCGCCATTACTCCGCAAGCTCACACGGTTTTCAGCGTCTGGGGCCACATCTGCGCTAAATTCCACCTGTTCAGCAAGATTATCTCGGCTAGAAACAGCGATTAGACCGCTACCTTTGTCCACAATCGGCCTTGCCAGCGTCACAGTAGACCTACCTACGTCAATATCACCCGTTGTTATGTTGGCAGTCTTGGGCTGACCAGAGAAAGAAATGATCTTCTGACCAGAAACACCTGCAAACAGCAGTTGTCCACCAGCAAATACACGGGAATCAAGCGGAATATCAAGAGCATCAATGCTTGAGCTATAGTTATCAACCTGTTCTAACGTTGCAGAAGGCGTTAATACATAAGCAATAGACGTTGCTGTAGTATCGGCATAAGACCATTTATCCAAATCAATGGAATACATCAGGAGATTCTTACCGCCAAACGTATTATTAAACTTCCATATTACTAATTTATTAATAGGGTCAACCGTGGCGCTCATTCCTGTCGGGATTTGATTAGGAATAGCGTTATCAAAGAACCAGCGGTTTACTTTCTCAGTACCTATATTTTTTGTAGATTGCCCATCACAGACGTAAAAACCATCGTCAGCAAGGAAATAGGTCAAGTTACCGTATTGAGCAATAGAGCCGTTAGAAATACAGCCCAAAGACCTAGAAATAGCGTCAAACTGGAAGAAAAACGGAGAGCCAGCATAGCTCATCCGGTAGATAGCTCGTTCCAAGAAGATAAGCCCGTACTCACCACCAGCAATACCAGTAATATCACCGCCATCAGGCAGGATCTGGCTGTCAGCCTGAGAAGCAGCAGCAGGAGTCCAGTCTGTCTCATCATTAATATCAGACCAGTAAACCTTGCTCGTATCCGTCCCGTCATTCGCAGCCACCACAAAATCACGGACAACTGTTACAAACTTTGCAATAGGGGCATCAGAAGACAAATTGGCAAAGCTAGTAGAGGAATTTAACGTCCATGCTTGCAGCTTATCCTGACCATTAGCCAGAATCATCTTGGGGCCAAACTGCGTTACATCCCAACCCTCAACAGCCGTGTATCCTGTAGTCGTAGCTGCATCCAGACTAGCATCATTGCTGTCAAACTTGTAAATCTGAGTTGTACTAGCCGCAAACAATGAGCTTACCCCGCCAAACTTGCCAGCAAAGGTAATCAGCAGGTTTGCCCCGGCAGCATCAGAATAATCAGCTTCAGACTTTAAAGGAGCATAACCATTAGCAACTGGATAACAGTTTTTAGCATCTGTTACCGCACCCGTAACACCCGGCTGATCTGGCAACCACTCACCGAATAGAATCTTTTGCATTTATTCCTCTGCCGGTAATGGTTGGTTGCCTTCTTCAAGCCACTTCAGGAAAGCCTGATAGTCGGTGTTCACAGGATCAAAGGGGATGAATGCGTTGTCGGATAGGCGCACAACTTGATTTTTATCAAATTTAGAAAGTTTGTACATTTTCATAACTCCGATGCCATTGCCGCAGTGCTTTGCCTACTAAAATTTCCCGTTGCAAGGATATTTACTTGGTAAAAAAACCCGTCAGCAGTAATAAAATTGGTGTTATCAGCATTTGTGTTGGATGCACTTATATTCGTAAATGAAATTGTCGGAGAGCCGCGCATTTTGACTTTAAATGCAATATATGAGCCTTGGCCCACATTGGCCCCATTTCCATTGTAGGATGCGCCAACACTTACGGCTTGTTGCAAATAGTAGCGCTGACACAACGCCAACATCGTACCCTGCGGCATGTAATCAAAGCTCGTCGCTGTGCTGCCTTTTTCTAGTTGGACATTAGATATATCAAGTGTAAAGTTTTGTGCGGCTGTTCCTTCAGTCCATACAAATACCGTAATGTTATTAAATGATGATCCAAGCGTTCCGGTAAGTGGCACACTAAGTGTTGTCCAAGTATTTGCTGAAGGTGTAATGCTTCCGACAGCTGTTACAGTAGTCGTTGTGCTAATGAAGAATTGACCTTCCGTGTACGTCGAGTTTGTCCAACTGTTAACAACATCGCTAGTCACAGAATCTGCTGTGCCTGTCCATTCAAGAATGGCGTAACGCACCGCTTGAGAACCAGAAACGCGCACCTGAAAGTTTAATGTTACAGCCCCACCTCTTAAATCTCTGCAATTTGAACTTTCAATGATTTGAGCTAATCCCATGCGTTGTGCAGAGGATTGATTTTGTGTTAGCCTAATATTGAATGGAATACCGTCTTGTTGATTTGTCTGTTGCGAAACATTAACAGATGCAGTTTGCGTTAATACATACCAACGATCAAAACAATAGACATCGTCTGCAACAGCAGTTGATGCTCCAGAATTCCGCTGGTCAATCCGCATATCACCGTTGATAATGCGGTTCTTAAACCCAAATCCTGTCGCAGCAGTAGTCTGAGTGCTGTTATCGTTAAACGTAAAGCCGTTAGTGCCGTTAATGGTAACGCTCATTATTGGGCCTCCAATGCGGCTACTTTGGCCTGTAGTGTTTCGATCATTTGCTGTTGTTCTTGGATGGCTTTTACAAGGCGGGCTTCAGTTTTGCTCCAGCCGGTAATGGAAAGTATTTTTTCTTCCGAATCATCAGCAGACACAACGTCTGGGTAAACGGCTTGCATTTCTTGAGCAATGAAACCGACTTGATGACCGCCGCCATAAGACTCAACGTAGTCAAACTCAACAGGTCGCAAAGCAAGGATATTTTGCAATTGCGATGGCAAAACTTTTATGTTTTCTTTAACGCGCTGGTCAGAAGTAGAGCCAAATGCTGCTGTGTTCGCACCGTTAGCGTTGATTTTTCCGCAAGATGTCGCGGTGTTATTAACCTCGAACTTTATGAAAGTTTGCGAGGTCGTTGTGTTGTTGTCGAACTTGGAGATGATTACAGCGTTGTTTGATACGTCACCTGCGGCAGTCGAACGAAAATATGCAACTCGCCCACCATTAGCTGAAGCAGAATCTTGAACGATGTCCAACTTAGCAATTGGCGTTGTGCCAACACCCAAATTACCACTGGAGTCGATACGGGCGCTTTCAACACCGCCCTCAGCAAAAGCTATAGTGTCAGCAGCAGGGAAGAATATTCCAGTATTCGTATCACCAGTTGTATAAATTGCAGGAGCCGATGCAGATCCAGCAGGAACCTCATTGACAGCACCAGACATATTCATAGTTCCATCAACAGCCGGAACAGTAATTGTTTTATCTGATGCTGTATTAGCACCCTGAAGAATTACGCCGCCGCCAGAAGCTGTGTTTAACTTGATTGGCATCTTATTGCCTCATCCAATTATCAGAACCTGCGTTTACATTCGTCCAAGTATTCGATCCAGCAGAAACTGGTGTCCATGTATCGCTACTTGTTCCTACATTCGTCCAGTCGTTGCTACCTGCGCTCTGCTCAGTCCAATTAGTCTCTTCAGGAGTTAAATCTGACCACTCCTCACCAATAATCTGACCATTCGCACTAATTATTGCCAGAGCATTAACATAACCAACACCAGCAAATATCGCATTAGCATTACAAGTTACTGTTGCCAGAGCGTTAATACTTGCATTACCCTGATAAACAACACCACCGTTAGCTACAACTGTCGCAGTTCCAGTAATCGATCCAACAGCAAGTCGAATCCTAATTCCTGTCGCTGTAACCGTTGCTGTACTACTTACCGCAGCGTTGCCAAATTGTACTCTTGTTGCATTAGCTGTAACAGTAGCCGTTGCGTTTATTGCAGCTACGCCGCTAAATATCGCTACACCAGCCGCTGTTACAGTAGCATTGCCAAATACCGTAGCAGTGCCAAAATTTAACCTACCACCGTTTGCCGATACCGTAGCAGCACAGTTAATTGAACCTGCCGCCATCCTTTGCCGTGTACCAGCAGCAGATACCGTTGCCAGAGCATTTATACTCGCAGCACCGAATAACGTCGATCCACCTAATGACGCATATGGAGACTGAGCATAAGTGCTAATCCCAAACATTTAGACAATCGTCCAGTTTGCGCCAGAAGGCACAGTAACCGTCACCCCGTTAGCAACCGTTGTATTCTTGCCGCTAATGCCCTCATAGCCGCTTGGGAACGTCATAGACGTACTTACAATCTGGTTGGTCAGCAAAATGCCATTAGAGGCCGCTAAATGCAGCGCATAAGCCACATTATCAGCATCCTCATGGACAGACTTATCAGATGGATACGTTACAAATACGTCCTTGCTATTAGCCGCAAAGTTAATCGCAGCCGTAGTGCCAGAGCTATTTGAGAGGATCGTATTACGAGCTAATGTCGTACCAGAAGCCGTATAAGTTCCGATACCGACTTCCCATGTACCAGCAGTAGAATCAACAATAGCGTAATAGGTGGTATTACCATTACCTATATCCGCAAATGAGCGAAAGCCAATAGAAGCGCCAGCTAACGTCAATGTACCTGTACCGGATGTCGTACTGGTCTCTTTTATCCTATCTTTAACGACCAGAGGCATTTTCTACCCCTTATGCCAGAGTTACGCTCAAGCTGCCGACAGCAATCTTAAAGATATCTCCTGAGTCAATCGTCTTAGACGCATCCAGAGCCGTGTGATATAGCAGGTTGCCACCAGTCAACGAATCCTCAATGCCGATCCAACCTACGGTTCCCCATGATCCTGTGGCTTGCGGGAACTCAATCGCAGCACTGTTGGTACTAACACCATTACTAGGAGCGCCAAAAGTAACAGCCTGACGAGCATAAGATCCACCAGAAACCTCAGTTCCTGTATCAGCATCAGTCGGATCAGACGTATACAGGCCGACATAAACCGTTGTAGGACTCGTATAGCTCGTATTCCGCAAGGTAGCGTTAATCAGAGCGTTTTCCAGATAGTTCGACATTTCTGCCATGATTTCACCTCACGTTATAAGACATTGCCATAGGCTGACCACTGTACTCACTAGACTGGTCAGCACTAGAAATAGACGCTATCGCCCGGTCATACAGAGAAGCCCAAACCTGCAATCTTGCATCGTTCATCAGGTACGGTTCAGCCTCAGCCAAAGCCGCATACAGCAGGGCATCCGGGCAGTTAGCCAAGAAGACATTGCTTGTGTTGGAGTCACTCAGAAGCGGAGGCTTTGCGTAGTACAGCATCTGAGCCGTGTACGCAGTATCAGGAATAGGTGCAAACTGAATCTCTGAAGCCAGAACCGTGTAAGTCCGTGGGATACCAGACTCAGTAGCCCGTGTGCTTTGGTAGAAGCTATTAGGAGCCTCGTAGGAGACAGAGCTGATCGGGGTAGTCTTGAAGTGAATATCTCGCATCTCTAGGAAGTCTGTAGGTAGACCAACCGTAGAATCACCGCCCGTAGTATCAGCGGTAGCTACCACCAGCATCTGACGGATTCTCAGGTCTCGACGCAGACGCTCCTCAGCCAGCCGGATAAAGTCAGGGATAACTGAGTTCAGGTCACTACGAGCTAGGTAGTTCGCTATCGTAGTCTTTAGGTCACTGTAGCTCGTAAATGCCATGTTTATTTCCCGTTATTGTGCGCCTCTATAGCGCCTTCCTCTACATCTTCCCATCGATACTCGTAAGTCCCAATGTGCCCAATATGCTTGGATAGGCTGTGATCTACATAGGTCTGAAAGCCCGCATCCAAGGCCTTGATGCAAAAATGCACATCCTCGCCAATAATGCCCTTAGACCCCCAACCCACATCAAACCAAGGCTTAGGAACCTTCTCAAACACTTCCTTGCGAATCATCACCACACCAAAACCAACCGCTGTGACAGGCTCTATACCCTCCCTGCCCATCGAATCTACCTTGTGCCAAGCGTGACGAATAATCTTACCCTCGTCATCCTTCTCAATCTCAAGGTTTAACGCAGTCGGTAGCGTAGGCTTACGTCTAGTTACCGCATTGACACCAACAATCGGAACCTCACGGCTTAGCAAAATGTCAATCGTGTCAGCCGGAAACCTCATGTCTGAGTCAATAAACAGAACCGCATCACATCCCTCTTTGAGAGCAGCATCTACTAGCTTCTCTCTCTGATCGAATATCAGCGTTCCTGCCATCGTATAGAGCTTTAGCCCGTTGCCATCTTTGGAACACCTGTGCTTAGAATCCCTGCCAACCATCTTGGCAAAGTCAAAAGCAAATGCAGTGTGAACCTCGTCCCTAGCTGGTACACAAACTCCTACGTTCATCAGTTCCCCTTAGAGATAGTGCCACGATAAGTTTTCCAAACCGCATTATCGGGATTATTAAGCCAACTAGCAAACGCTGCGTCATCCACAATGCTAAAGCCTTTCATGATGCCCATCTTGTTCAAGTCATCAATGACCGTGAACGGGATTCTGGCTACATGGTGCAGGTCTTTAAGATGCCCAGTCCTCTGCTTGTCTAACTCTAATTGAGCCTTGTTAGCCTCAATGATCTCCGATACATCCTGTTTAGTCTCGATGACGATACCGCCATCACCGTCCGCGTGTACTGCTGTATCTCTAAAGTTCATAAATCCTCATAACTCCCCCAGACCCTAAGGCCCGGGGGATATACAAAACTCCGTTACAGAGCCATGTTCAGGTCAGCCACGATGCCATGAGCAGCCTCGTTTTTGACCTCGAGCGTGCACTCGACCAAGATTTGAGTCTTGTCAGCATCGCCAGCCTTAGCCAGTTCGTTCGTCTGGAACGGACGCAGGTAAGCAATAGCTGCGTACTCAGGATCAAGGATCAGAGCGTCACGGGTACGCATGAAGCGGTTAGGAACCACCGACATATTGCCGAAGTCGCTGACGTAGATGTCAGCAGCGCCGATAATCGTCGAAGGAGCAGCACCAGTCACGTTGAAACGAGTCTCAGCGATACCAGTGAACGAAGACACCTTCTGCTTACCAGTTGCGCCAACCATCAGCACTTTAGGCGAGCCACCGGAAACGAACACCTCAGCCACAACTTCTTTCAGCAGGGCTTCAGTGAAGGTACGGGTGTTACCGTCAGTACGGGTAGACACGCCGATAGTCGTAGGATCACCACCGTTGGTCTGAGCAGACGAGTTGGTTTTGATCCAAGACAACAGCGAACCCATACGGCGAGCAGTAGAACCGTCACCAGCCGAACGACCTTGGTTTGACAGCAGGATGGTTTCCAGATCGCGCTTGATCTCTTGCGAAGCCTTAGCTAGCTGATAAGCCTTTTCAGACTTACGACCAGCCTTGTTCACTGTGTCCAGAGTGCCAGAAACCTTGATGGTCTTTTGCAGAATCTGGGTGTAGTTACCAAGACGAACTGTAGGATCAAGAGTAGCGTCCGAAGCATCAGCACCTTCAACAGCAGCGTTAGCAGTAGTAGCGGCTGCCAAGCGGTCAGTCTGCCACTCATGGAAAACGGCAGTAGCTTTCGTCTTGCCAATCGAAGACATGAAAGGAGTCTCGGTTGGGCTGATGTCATAGATAACATCGGTAAGGTCTTCACGCTGACCAATAGCGGTATGTGCGGTATATGTAGGCATGATAATTCCTATAAAAAACGTTCAAATACACTTGCGGCATCAGCCACCCTTCCGGACGACTTAGCTCGCGCTTTAAGTTTCCTCAGTTCCTCGCTATTACTGTCTCTTGGCTTTGATACTCCGGGCTTAATCGCCTTGGGAGCCTCAGAAACCTTCTTATTAACAGCAGGTTTGCTCGACTGTAACTTGTCGTATTGCATAGCCTTATACAGCGTCAGAACTGCACGGGAATCAAACACATTCGTCAATTCCTCGTCAGAGAACCCCATCTGCCTACCAAAATTGCGAATATCCTTGCGAATAGTCTCGCCCTTTTCTGGATCAGCAAAAGCGGGAATCGCAGCAACCAGCTTCTCGGACTCAGCAGAAATTACCTGCCTCATCTGTTGTTGCCGGTCATATTCCTGCTGTTGAGCTATACGCTCACGTTCAGCACGAACCTGCGCTAACTGTTTCTCCTTCTGAGACATTTCGGCTACCTTTACAGCGTAACCAATGGGATCAGTCTCTTTCAGATAATCCAGATTCTCCGTTTCCTGCGGCTGGTTCAACATCTGCTCGATGATCTCCAACCTTTGCGCGTATTGATCGCGCACAGCCTTAGCCTCTTGAATCGCTTGGCGCTCGGCCTCAACCGCCTTGCGTTCTTCAGCTACAGCTTGCGATTTCTTGGTGTAATCAGTGCCAAGTTGATAAGACTTGATGAGATCATCTAGGGTTACCTCCCGTTCTTCACCAGCGGCTTTGACACGGAATTTCTGAGGCTCCTCTGACTCATCCTCGCTATCTTCTTGTTCTACCTCCGGCTCATCTGAATATTCCTCAGACTCATCGGATTCGGCATCGCTATCGTTGGCCTCTGCTTGGAGTTCCGGTTGTTCCTGTTCGGAGCCTTCATCCCCACCCATCAGACCCAAGATAGCGCTTGCTGCACTATTCACATTTAACTCACCACTACCCTCAGGTGTCGTGTTTTGAGTATCGCTCATAAGTTTCCTAAATTATATCGGGAACCGCCCGACTCGGGTTACAAAATCTTTATCCTTCTCTCGTCAATCATCTTCTGAGCAGCAATGCTTTCGAGATAGGACTCTATCGATTCCAAGACCCGGAGGCGCATATACGCTTGTTCCCTGATCTCAGTATCACCATAATCACTTGTTGTAAACTTGTTAAGCTCTGTGCCTCGGAGGTCTTCCATCATCTCCTGAAACATAGGCTCTCGTAGCAGGTTAATAGCCCACTGTGCTTTATCCACCAGTTAGGCTCCCTAGCTCTTTAATTGTCTTCAGAACAATCTCAGCCTGTTTGTTACGGGTTTGCTCGTCAGCCAAGTCCATAGCCAGAATCGCTTGTAATTCCTTGACAGCCAACTCAGCCTCTTTAATCCGAATATCAGCCTGATCCTTCTGGCTCTTCATCTGCATCTCAATGCCCTTGCGGGTGAACTCAGCCTCCAAAGTCTGACGCTCCAAATCTAGCTTGGCAGCATCAATCTGGGCCTTGGCCTGTATCTTCTCGCGCTCAACCTCAGCCAGCATCTGAGCTACTTCAGCCTGTGCATCAGGGCTAGGAGGCTGTGGCTGCGACAGCATAGCGTCCTGCTCAGGCGTGATCTCGTTCATGAAGGCATCAGCATCCTTGAACCCTGCCGCCTCGATAAACCGAGCCAATGTGTTGCGGTACTGACCAACCGTTACTAGCGGGTTAGACGGGCCATACGTCTGGATAATCTGTTCCTGCTTGGCAAGGATCATCTGGAGCATAGCCAACTTCTGATCCCGGTCACCTGCACCCAATCCAACATTGATCGAAACATCGTACTCGTTAGCCCATGTGCGAGGATCAAACTGCACATACTTGCCACGCAGACGGACGATCTTGGGCTTGTCCTGATACTTGCCCAACAGCCGTAATATTCCTTTAAATAGGCTTTTAACGCCAGTTTCTGCAAATATTCTGGCAATCAACTCCAATTTGCCAGAGTTCGACTTCATCATCGCAGCAACAGCAGCAGCCGTTACATTCGACAAGACATCTGGATCAAGACCCTGTTGCGCGTCATTAATACCTGTACGCTTAGTCTGGATCTCGTCCATGTACTGAAGCATAGGCATAGCCTGACCAAAGGTAGACTGAACCTCAAGCGGAACCAGAGCGTTAGGGCTTTTCAGACGGACAATGCCACCAGGAGTAGCGTTCAGCAGGTCATCTAGATTCACCTGACCATCAACAGCGCCCACACGGTTATTGTTCGTCAGGTAGAGATTATCGAGAGACTGACGGGTAATAGTGGACTTGATAAGCTGGATGTCCATAGTTCTGTCGGCCAGCGACTGACCAAAGAACTTGTGCGGAATCGGAATAGGACAAATGCTGTGGAACGGTACGTAATCACACTCGTCATCCTCTAAGATTTCTGAGCCGCAATAAACAATCCGGCGCAACTCAGCCAGACCATCGCCATCCTCATCGATACGGATATAGCACTCGTACACCTCAACCGTCTGCATAGCAGGATCAAGGCTTTGTGCTTCGTCTGGCTGTTCCCCTTGGTCAAAACGAGCTACTCGCTCAGGGCTAAACGTCAGATCATCATAAGAAGGCAGCTCATCTACGATGTCTTTGTCGTAGCCCAGTGCAATCAATTCTGACCGCTGCATGAGCTTACGATGAGCTACAAAGGGAGCATCCTCAATAGTTCTAGCCGCCTTGGAAATCAAGAACTCCTCTGGCGGGACGTTCTCAATCTTTACGCAGCCATACTTCTTAACACGCTTTACCTCAATCTCGTACACAGGAGCCATAATCGGCTGGCCCATCATATCCATGCCAGCTTCAATGAACTCGACTTCCTGCTCGACAACTTCCAGAGACTCATCCGACAGAAGCAAAGCCAACTCATCCTCTGTCAGGTTCTCGTATTCCTCTTTGGTAACTTCCTCGCGCTCGTCCCAATAAGACTTAACTACTCCTACCTTCTGAAGCAGGGCATCCTTGAACCAGTTGTGCAGGATCAACAGGCCATCGTTCTCACGATAGAACACCCAGTTACAGTAGTCGGTAGCTTGTTTGGCAGACTCCTCGTCATTGGCTGACTGAGGCTCAAAGTAGACAATATCCTCTGTTGTCGTAAAGACACGGATAAGTTGTGGCAGCGCAGCATCGATGGCCTCGGCAACCTCACCAGTAACAATCTGGCTACGGCCTTCTACCTCGTTTCCATAAGGATTACGCAGGTAATAGTCCAGCGCTCTACGACGATCTTCTGTAGTTTCTGTCTCAATGTAGCCGATTGAGTTATCTATCTCGGCTTCAAGGATGCCTTTAATCTGGCCTTCATCCATCTTCATAGCAAGCCCTTACAGGAATTTTGCCTATTATACAACCCATTTGGCATTGATAGGCAAATCTGACGACCATGAATCATCGCTCTCGTCAAGCCCGATTGCTAGGTATCTAAACGCATCTGAGTAGTGGCTAGACCAGTCATGCAGTGGCTTGTCGTAGAACACCTGTTGCTTCTCGTTATATTCACGACGATAGTTCCGCAAGGCATCTAGTCCCGGCTTAGTCTTGTGGTCAAACCAGCAACGTGGAAGCAAGCGTCTGACAGCCTGAATCCCGTCAGCCACAGACAGACGAGGCGCTACCGTGATGTCTAGCCCTGCCTCTTGTAAGACTTCCTTACGGCTACGGCCTGTGCCTAGCTCCCTGACTTCAACGTCATGCGGGAGGATTTGCGCGAAACCCTCAAACCTATTCTCTCGCAGCCATGATACATACCAGTCCAGACCGACTCCGTGGTTTTCCGTGCAGTCGATAAGCCGCACTTCTTTGCCAGCCAACTGAGCCACCCATAAGCAAGTAGAGTCACCCATGCCAAGATCCCAAGCAACAAAAGACTTGCAAAGGTCATCCCGGTCAATAGTCGTGATCCTAGACTTGGCTTCGAGATCGTTAATAATCTGACCATAATAACTACCCTCAACCGCTGCGTTAAAGGAACACTCAAACTCTTGCTGGTACTTGTCTTCGCCCATTTCTTGACGAGAAGACCAAAGTTCCTTCTCAGGGATAATCTGAGTTTGGGAAGCCTTGAACTCAATCAGCGCCCAGTCTTCAGTTTTCTCAGCCCTGTCACGCAAGTCCTTAAAATGGTTATTGCCTTTGGGAGTACCAATGAACAATGCCCATCCAAGACGATCAGCTAGGGCAGGGCGAAGAATCTCGTTCCAAATCTTAGGATTCATATCGCCAACTTCGTCTAGCACTACTCCATCGTAGTACCCGCCTCGTAGCGAATCTGGGTTTTCTGCGCCATGTAGCGAAATCCTACGTCCCCAGAAATCTACCCTAAGCTCCGATATATTAGCCACTGCACCTAGTGGAGCCGTATATTTAACTAAATAATCAAAGGCAATTCTTTTGGCTTGGGTATAAGTTGGCGCGACATAGGCATATCTAGGAGCCTCTAGCTGGCACTCTATAGCCTGTTTAACAATCTGGTTAATAGCTGCAACAGTCTTGCCAAACCGCCTGTGCATAACTCCGACAACGAAGCGGTTATTGTCTAACGCCTCATGCAGAGTTAGTTGATGCTCCCTCGGCTTGTAAGGGATTTCGATTACTTCTGCCATGTAACCACGTGCTGCTGAGGAGCGCCGTCAAGTCCTGTGACCTCAGTCCTAGCCAGCTTAGGGATATGGTACTCAGAGAGCTTCTGGATAATGTCTAATGCCTTATGAGGATCTTTATCAGCCACCTCATTAAGCCATCTATCCATGTTAGGAGCATTGCGCTCTAGTAGATTAGCAATAGCCTCTCTTACGATGCTTGTGGACTTATTAGGCATTCCCTTAGGTCTACCCGGCCCTGCTAGTCCTTTGCCGATTTCTGGCGTTTTAAAATCGCTATTTGTTTCCATAATTGCATTATCCTTTGGATGTCATGCGTAGAACATATCGTACATATCTGGCCTGTTAGCCTTTATCCACTCTCGTGGTTCCTCATGGCATTTCTTGTAGTCAGTCCCTACTGTCTGGCTCCCTGCATGATGCACATAAGCCCTCGATACGAAATGCCTAAATCCTGCCTCTTGCAGGTCATGGCATATTATATTATCGGAATACCAATTAGTGCTAGGAAACTTGGCTGTCTCCCATGCCTTCCTGCTTATGCTGGCAAATATCGGAGCAATTACGCCAGTTTCCTTAATCTTTGACTCACTAGCCCACCTCAGCCCTACCTGCTGATCTTGCTCTACAGGGAATCTAATGTTTTGGTCATGCAGCACATAGTCAGACCTAGCTCCCAAGAAACCTACCTCAATGTTGTTCTCTTGGATAAGTTTATAGTCTGTCCCCAATAACTTTATAGTCTCAGGATTCAGCACAACATCGTCATTACTCAGGATTACCGAGTCAAACTTCCCATGCTCGAAAGCGTAGTCTGTAGCTACATTGTAAGCATCGCCAAAGTTATCAGCCTGATTCGGCCTCCAGACCAAGTTAGGCAGGATGCTCTTAGCCCTATGCCAAAGCTCTAGACTATTCCCAGATAGGTATACAGGCATCGTTGGGGCATAGACCCTGATACTCTCCAGCAATACAGTTACACCCGGATTCTTAATCGTACAGATGACTATTGCTTGCACAGTGTTACTTTCATGGAATCTACTGCTCTTGGCGTTCTAAGAATTTCCTGATCGGGAAGTCCGGCCTCTGACATCTCTGTGCCCAATTCCGTCAGCTTGAACTGGATTTCTTCTAGCTTAAACCCTGACTCCCACCCCAAATACCAGCACCAATCAGTGTAATACAGCCAACTGTTCTCATTAAATGCCCGTACATGAGTCGGATCTTGCCATGCACCCAGACTTAATTCATACGGAACAGAAATAATAAATTTCCCGTTCGGTAAAAGCAGGTCTCGGCAGTTCCTCATGGCGCTAACCAAATCTGGGATATGCTCCAGAACATCGTTAGCTAAGATAGTGTCAAATATCTCTGGCCTTATCTTGATCTGACCAAAGCGGGTCTCAATTACCTCACCCCATTGCACTTTAGAAATATCACATACCCAGTCAGGTTTTACCCTTGCCTGAATATCTGAATTTAAACAGTCTTCTCTCCAGTCTTTGCCGGAGCCTAAGTTAAGGGTTAAGGGCTGCAATTAGATCCTCTACGTTATCGGAACATAATAAAGGGATAAGCTCTTTGATACGGCTGTCAGGTAGATTCCACCACGGTTTTTTTAAAAGCCTTTCTATCTGGTCTTCAGTGAACCGCAGCTTCAATACTTTGGCCGGGTTCCCACCAACAATCGAATAAGCAGGAACATCCTTAACCACAACAGCCTTAGCCGATATAACAGCGCCATCGCCAATCGTTACCCCTGAGAATATCGTAGCGCCTGACCCTATCCAGACATCGTTCCCAATGACAACATTACCCTTAGTTGCCGGGTGTCCTTTGCCATGCCAAGGGAATTTGTCCTGATGAATATGCCCAAACGGATAAGTAGTTACCCAGTCAGTTCTATGATTTCCACCGAGGAATATCTCTACATTGTCAGCAATAGAACAAAAAGCGCCGATTAATACATCAGCGCCCTCACCCCATTCCCTTAAACGGATGTTTTCAATCCCATAGGAATATCGCATTACTTTTTCTTATTCCTAGCAGAGATAGCAGCGGCTTTCTTCTTAGCATCGGCCTTACTACTGGCCCCCCATGCTCGTAAAGACAGTAACAAACGAGTAGGCTCACCATCTTTGTACTCCGGGCCGGGCATATTCCCCATACGAGCTAGGAAACTGGCCCTTCTTGGGTTGTCTCCAGACTTAACAGGAGCCTTCAGATTAGAGCCGGGATTCTCAGCCTCGTAAGACTTACGGCCCTTCTCGTTTAGACCGCCTTTAGGATTCTTCCCCGTCTTCTTCGTCCATGCTGCTGCCATATTCTTCCTCGCTGTCCATCTTAGCCATTTTGAGCATCGTCTTCTGCTTATTGGTCATAGGCTCAGTTATTGGGCCACCTACCAACCAAGCAGAGCAGGTACGATCTGCCGCACATTTGAACTCAAATAGCTCACAATAGCCTAAATCTGACTCATCCACCACCTCATTGGCGTAAGTCTCTTTATCCGACTCCTCGCCCTGAATCCCCTTGATAATACATTCCATCATCTCAGGAGTCTGGATAAATGCAGCACAATTACCGCAGCGCATTGTCTGTGCATTGTCTGGAGTAGTAGCCCATTCCTCAGCACGTTTATCCCAAAAGTCTTCAGGCTCCTCTGGGTTTGCCGGGCCATAGCCTACGTTCTTAAATGCCCAGTTTCTATTGGCAATATTAAGCTGGATGTCTGAGCAGACTTTTGGACAAGTTTTCATTTTTTGGCTTTGTTCTTGGCAGTGCGAGAACCACGTACAGGCATCGCAGTCTTAGCTGCTTGCTTAAAGTCAGCTTTAGTAGGAGCGCCCTTGGTTCCCGGCTTCTTCATCTTCTCGCCAGAACCCTCGGCGATACGCTTACGTTTAGCATGGATATTTGCATAGAGACCGGGCTTCATTTCTTGCCCTTCTTCTTAGCTACGCCAGCCTCACTCAAGGCAATAGCGACTGCTTGTTTCTGGGACTTGACCACTGGGCCACCTTTGCCAGAATGCAGCTTGCCCTTACCAAACTCAGTCATGACCTTGGAAATCTTCTTCTCGGCCTTGGTCTTCTTCATTAAGAATCTCCTGTACCTGCTGCGCTAACTGCAATTCGGTAACCTCGTACCGACGCTCAAAGGCTTTTCTTCCCATGCCGTGATAGCCAGTATTCCCTCGGTGATGCTCGGGACAAAGTGGGATAGTTGCATAATTGGAATTCCTTACTCCCATTCCCAAACCTATCCCACGGATATGGTGAATCTCAGCAGGAGTCCCAATATAGCCAAGCCTGTAACAAATTATACAGCCTATATCAGCTACTTTTGACAGGTATTGAGCCTCTTTTTTACGCATTCTTTTCCCGTAGCTTGGCTTCGATGGCGCGGGCAACAGGTTCATATTCAGCAAAGTCTTCGCTCCATTCCTGCCATATAAATAGATTTTCAATTTCCTCATCCGTCAGCCCCTGCCATTCGCGCTGTGGTGGGGTGGTGTCATGCGATGTCTGATCCATCATTACGGCTCGCGCTAATGCTTCACAGGTTTGACATGGCGTTGGGTCTGTATAAAGCGGCTGTACCCAACCTTTATGGTTAGGATGGCGTTCCTCCCACCAATAGCCATAGTCTTCATTTAATTCGTAATCTCGGTAGTCGTACCCGCCCTCGCCATCAAAAGTTCTCCACGCCACCGGCTCCGGTTCAGGTGCGCTAAGTCGGGCGCGGAGGTTTTCGATTGCGTCAGATAAAACACCGCTAGAACTCAAAGCAATTCCTTGTCGTCCAAGTTGAACGGCATTTTCCATAGAGTCCAACACCTGCTGTACTTCCTCGCGGGTTAGTGTGATGGTCATTTGGTTTTCTCCCTTCTTCGTATTCTTCGCGCCTGTCCATACTATTGTGTATATACAAGTCATGCTCTTCGTCGTATTGCGGACTACACCAACAGCCGCCGCTTTCAGTATCGTGTTCGCGCAAATCGTTTATCGGGTACACATGACTACTCATTGTTCTTCTCCTCACAGATCAGGGTCAATCCAAAACCCTGCGCCAAAGATCAGCGGGATGGGGTCATAGTCTTCGCCTTCGGCCTCTTGAATTTCTTTTTGCAAGTTCATACATTTCTCATGCAAATCCATCACTAAGGCGTAGACTTTTTGGCCTTCTTCTTGATATTGGTTGTGCAGTTTCTTTAATTCGTTGATTTCTTTTGGTGTCATTGTTGTTCTCCTGTAGCTTTAGCTAAGGCTGCTCTAGCTTTTGGATACCAAGTCATTTCTTCATTTTCTTCCCACGATAAAATATCTTTCAAAACCTCCACCAACTCAGTATTCACCTCATGCAATCGGCGTAGTTCGTTTAGCGCGTCTTGATGCAGTACATCCAAATGCACCGTCCGCACAATTTCTTTTCCAAGCGCATCAGCCAGCCGCAGGGCTTCGGGTTGTTTGTCAGTCATGATTGCCCCCATTTGTTTCAATGGTAGATTGCCCTTCATACTCAAGAACATCCGATAGTCGATAACGAATCAAGCCGCCAAGCTTCATAAATTTCACGCCTTGCTTCATTGATCTATTACGCTCTAAAGTTGCCTCGCTTATTTTCCACCGATAAGCTAATTCTTCCTGCGTCATTAATTGTTCTTTGTCAGTCATATTAATATCCTAGTATTTTCTTGACCTCACCTAAGAACTTAGGATCAGTCGGTTTATTAGCTCTGTAAATGCTCGGCGTAGTCCGGTTATAGCACCCAGCACAACGCCAGCCCCTCATGCTTCCTTCTTTACGATAGCCACCTTCCTCCGGCTTCGTTTGCTGGCAACTATTGCAGAATCGAGTTTTCATTTGTTCTTTTGGAGTTTTTTTTGAAGATCCAGAACCAGAGACTTAATCTGGTCTGGATAGTAGTAGTAGATATTTCCGAAATGTTTTAGGCCAAGATGCTCTATCTCAGGCTCGGTCAGGTTCCGCAGCTTGATTGGCAATTCGCTGTTCTCGAATAATTGCCTTTGCCGGGTCATAGCGTAAGAAAGATTCGCCCTCGTTACATTCAGGACATACAGTTACGGTTCCGTCAGAACAGCAAGGATCACTCGCCGTAGGAACATCATCACTATCTGTTACGTAACCGCAATACTCGCACTGCACTAGATTGCTATCATCCACTATGTTTGTGTCGTTCATATTATCCTCCTATTGGGTTGATCTATCTATATTCCGATTACTAGCTTCCTGTGAGCGCCAGACATCGATTCTGGCCTGTGCTGCTACCAACATCCACCTAAGCGTTTCTGCCTTCTCTACGGCCTCCTTAAGCCCGTCCAGTACCGCTAGATACTCTGGATGGCTGTAAGCATAGTTATCCTTATCGGCGATAGTGTTCCCTATTGCACTAGAGAACAACATTGCCTTTTTGCTTTTACGGAATTCTTCAAGGTAGGTAACCTGAGCCTTGGCCTGTGCGTATTCAGCAGAGTGCCGGATCATATAATCGATAGCCTCATGGGGATTGATCTGTTTCATATTCGCAATCATATTTATTTAAGGTATAGGATAGGGCGAGGGGTTGATCTTTAACACCTTTCCCACACTGGCTAATCCCTCTCGGGGCTACATTCATCTTCCAAGGTGACCGTATCGTGGCCCAACCGTTCATCAACCGTTCTACCTTGTTTATGCAAGTACCTGTAGCAAGTCTGCTGCGCCGCCCTATCAATGTAACGCACTCGGTTTTCTTGGTAGCAACCCCGAACATGGGTTCATTACTAACGCGACCAGTACGACCTAAATAAAAAAGCCCTCTAGGTTTGGCTCTCCGTGTATCCGGCACGTATCCATTTAAGGATTGAGAACCAAAGCTAAAGGGCTTTGACATCTACGCCGGATACATAGATGTCCAAACTATACCACCTCAGTGGTATTCGCGCAATGCGCTTTCTGGCAGCGACAAACCGCCGGGATAAGTTTTCTGCGTTACAGGGTTAATCTCCTTGAGATTCGCCCAACGCTCACCGTCTGCGCCGATGCGGAACGAAAGGATTACGAAAACACCAGCATTTTTGCCAGCTACGATTTGGTTAACTGAAAACATGGGAACCTCCAAGGAAAGTTAAGTTCTAATGTGTGTTTCGATGGAGGAATAATAGCACAATGTTTTGACGATGCAACATATATATTTCTATCGGCTAACAATTATTAATAGGTTTTCCTAATAATCTCTAAAGCCTCGTCTGACGTTACAATAATATTAACTTGCCCCTGCCAGTTGTGATGCCAGATAACCTGATCCGGCGTAAGTTTGGCAGCAGTGTCTCGCTTAATCTCAAACATATAATTCCTGCCCTTGTAGCCAACCACAATGTCAGGGCATCCACCATGCACCCCATGCAGGTGCTGAACCGTCATCCCTGCGGCCCTTAGCTCTTTGACAATCTTGGTCTGGTTATCGTCTACCCGTTTGTAAGTCATTTCACCGTACCCCATTGACTATTACGTTTTTGGGCTTCCCAATTTTCAAACAAAACACCACCTTTTTGCCTATCTATTTTTGATTTTCTTTTAAGAGTCTGACGCTCAGATAAAACTTTGTCTCTCATAAAATGACATTCAATTTTACTCATCCAATCTAATGTTTTTATGTCTTGGCTTTTATCGGTATCCCATAACCTATCAGCCAATGGCTTCATATTATTAGCAACCATAACCCTTACTTGTTCTACCCATGTAATTTTTTTAGGTATACGTTTTAGCTTTCTATCCATCAATTTAATTTCATAAGGAGCAAGCCATTTTTCAAAGTCTGTCATACGAATACCAGCCCTGAAAGCCTTGATTAACATTGCGTCATATATTCTTTGTTTATCCACGCCAATCACCCTTTTCGCCCCTGTTGCCCTTAGCCCACTGCTCTTTACAGTCCTTAGCTAACTTTTCTGCTATGACATCGCCTCTGGCTTTCCTAACCCTAGCTAAGTAATCTAAAGCCTTGTTCCTATCTTCAGCTCTCCAGCGCAACACCTGAGAAACCTCGCACTTGTGCCGATACTCCTCAGACTCATCCACTAAATCTCCCTTTGTTATCAAAGTCCATAGGCATAGCACCAACCTTCTCTATAAATTGCTGGCTGTTACTATGGTAATAAAGACCATACCACTCCTGAGCCTCACCATTCCTCTGCTTCTCGCACATTAGGTAAGCATCTGGCTGTGTCTCGTCTACCTGTTCTCCCCGGTTCCTCATGTTCTCTTTCTTCTTATTTCGCCACATTAGGAACACATTGTCTACCTGATCCGAGATAGATCCAGAACCCTTCAAGTCGTTCTTATTCGGCTGCTGCTCCTCATTGACCAGCTTGCGGATATGGTGAACTAGGTGGATGTGAACATTGTGATCCCTAGCCAATGCCGTTAGCTCATCGATAAAGTTCTTCTGACCATTGAAGTCATCCTCACCTTTAACGCACTTCATTAAGCTGTCGATAAAGATATGCTTAATGCCTAGTTCCGTAGCGCAATACCTTGCCATCGCTATGACCTTGTCGGCTGATGTAGTTCCCTGTTGATCGTAAAGAAACAATTTGTCAGAAACATAGGTATCGAATCTGACAAAAAGGTTGTGGATATATTTCTCACGGTCATTACTTAACGGGTTATCTATGTACTCACCAGAAAACTGCCTAACCATACGCTCTAAGGTTTTCTCAGGCTTCATCTCAAAGCTGGCTATGCAAACCTTCTGGCCTTGACGGATCAGGTTCAGCGCAATCTGGCCTGTAGCCAACGACTTACCGCCACCGTTACCACCAGCGTAAACAGTAACTTCACCATCCCTAAACGCAAAAGTAGAATGCGTCTTAGGCCAAGGCAATACAATTTTTGTATCAGTTTTACTATTTAGATAGCTTTCCTTTATAACTTCTGACCATTCCGTAGCCCGTTTAACTTTAATGGTCACATCATTAGCGTGTAGATACTTCTCTACATCAATAACTTCAGACTTAATGAGTCTGGCTTTTCTGGCTTCGTCTAGGTCTATTGCGCGATCTTCAAGGCTCATTGTTGCCCCCTTGCGCGTACTGCTTCTTCAATGGCTTCTAGTGATGCCGCAACAATTGAATACGAACCTATCGGCGTATCTGGATACCACTGCAAATGCCAGACTGAATCTTCAGCAATAGCTTTTTCCATTTCTTGTGGCGATATAAAGTCCGCGTCAAAACCCGTAGCAAAAATGTATTCCTCTGCAGACTCGTAAAAATTACGATGCTCATTGTGCGTTAAGTACAAACCGCATTTATGTTTTGGTAGCCAATTCATGATTGCCCCCTTGCGCGGATAGCCTCAGCGCAAACCAATTCCACCCGCTCACCGTAATAATCTTTCGTGCTATTTATCCCTTCACACACCTTCGCGCATTCGTCACGCTCAACGGCTTTTGCCGCTTCCCTAGCAAAATCTAGCGCTTTCAAATGGTCATCAGCCAAAACCCAAAGCCGGTTCTCATGCCTGATAGTTTTCATTTTTTCCTCGCCTTCATCATAATGTCAGCCATTAAATATGCTTCTTCAGCCGTGTCAATCATGATTCCAGTCGGCAATTTTCCAGAAGCTATCATTGCGTGCATCGCCTTGGCCGCAAAGTAATCACGTAAGTCCATACCTTCATGGACAACTGTGGCTTTTTGCACTTTGTCTTCTTTAATTGCTAACAGTTTTTCAAAAGTATTCGGAAACGCCTTCATATTTTTCTCCTAGTTAATATAATTAGCTGCTTCGTTAATTCGCTCAAAAGCCGTTTTAAGGCGTTTTCTGTCAACGTCTGATACCTGCCTACCCTCGGACAAATCAAACGCCGCTACGGACGTTAGAAGTGCCTCAAATTGGATTATTTTCAGCAGGTCTGTTGCGTAAAACGGTCTGCGTACTGGTTTATTAAAATGTTTTTCCTTGAGGGAACTTATATTGTTGTCGTTAGGAAACAGGTCTGTCAAGTCCATTCCTACCGCTTCAACGACTTGTTGCGCTGAACATCCGGCAAAGCACTTGAGCAGGATTCGACCGTCATCAGTTTCCGTTATGGCAAGGCTTGGCGATCTGTCAACGTGAGCAGGACAACAAGCTACCCATCGACCTTTAGAACCGCGCACCTTTTCCAGCTTGTTTAGGAAATTTCCAATCATCTTAGTCTCCACAAAAACAGGCTATTGATTCCTCATCCATGCCGAAAAAGTCTGTTTGCTTCTGGGCATAGTTCATCATCTCTTTGTAGCTCGGACGGTCTTTCCTAAACCTAGCTCCGTTACCAAAGGTCTCGTTACTGGTTTGGACTAGCGTTTCCATCCTAGCCCACCAGATAGCCCTTTCCGGCTTCTCAGCGATCAGGCTCAAAGTTTGACCAGCACCTTTAAGGAAACACAAGTCACAGTTACCGTGAAGCGTTTTCCCATTGACGTTAGGCAATCCCAAGTCAAACGACTGCTCAGACCAGAACTTTCCTACGTCTTTTGCCGTTATGCCAGCAGTAACTAGCGGCAATCTTTCCCTAGCAATTTTTGCAATCCGTCTAGGTTCATCAGCCCTAATACCGACCCAATCCATGTTTTCGTTATGCTTCCATCCTTTGCTTTTTAGCAATTTATGAATTGCCCTAATTTTCATTTCTATGGTGCAAAACCGAGTAACTGGATTAGGCAGGTACTTTTTCTTAAGGATTAGCTGCTCAAAGGGTTCACCGTTCCTGCTGGCAGTTTCAAACGAAACCTCCTCAAACCCCGGATCGTTAGGCCGATACTCAACCCAATGGATAGGTACATTCCAGTTGACTGAGCAATCCCGAACAAACTCTAAAGTCGCTTCTTCCTCTTTTCCGGTATTGGCAAAACACACGATAGCCTCGTCAGGAAGCCCGTGATTGGACTGTAAAACCCGCCACAATAGGTAGGCAGACGTTCTACCTCCTGAGAAACTTATGACCGTAGGTTCGTCGATAAGAAATGGGTCTCTCATTTCAGTCTCCTGTCGTTCATCCACCAGTCTTTAGGGCTTGATGGAGAACTTACGATCTCATCTTCCCATCGTTTGCCATTCAGCCACGTTGACGCATGAGGAACGTATTGAACATCTTTGGATAGCAATCCTTGTTCACGAACAGCATTTATCAACATAGAAACAAATGTTTCATCAGCTTTTAATTTCTTAAATGCTTTCCATCCAGCTTCCTTAGCTTTCTTGTTTGGATAGACATTCCAGAATT